GAGAAAGCAAAGAGACCATTATATTATTTTGATCCAAAGACCTTGAAACGAATTACAAACTTGCTTGTACAACAATTGTCAATTGGTGGGAGAAATGGTTATGCAGATATAAATGCTTATATCTCAAGCATTACTGAGTATACATTGACTGACGAAGATGTGCTTTATCAAGCAAAGAAAGAATTGTGCTTGAAAAATATTGATGAAATGTTTAAACGACCAAAGTTTGAGAGAGTATTAGCAAAATATTTTGCTAGCACACAACAAGAGGTTATGATTCATTACCTTGAAGATATAGGAGTATTTGCTGAGGATGAAATCTCTCTGGTATATAGATCACTTTTTTGGATACTTGATGAGGAAACACCCTTCGGATTTGAGTGTGCTAAGAGGAATTTGGAATCATGTTTGAGTTTGTTCGTTTCGAGACAGATGGATTATGAGAGACCTATAACTTCAAAAGTAAAGAAAGTGTTCTCAATTAGAACAGCTATAAAAGGTATTGATGGAAATCCGACTTGTAAGTCAATGAATGCAAAATCTTCACCAGGTTATGGAGGTTTTCATCGTGGAAAGCTACCCTATATGTGTAGGAAATTTCCAGGTGGAAAGAAATGCTGGTTTGGAGAAGATTATGAGTTGGACTTAACACAAGTTGATGTGACCATAAATGGAAAGGTTGTTTGTAAGAAAGAACAAGTTGTTGAGAATTATCATGATTTGATAAAAGATGTCGAACGCATATTGGAAGTATCAAAACAAGAAGTACCAGAAACTGTGTTTGTTGCAACATTAAAGGATGAAAAGAGATCGATTGAAAAGGTTTTAGCAGGTAAAACGCGAGTATTTTGTGCATCAGACATGGCTACTTGTATTGCATTTAAAACTATTGCTGGGCCGATCATTTCTTGGTTACAACAAAATATGATTGATAATGGAATGTGTGTTGGTATCAACTCATTTTCAACTGATTGGGAACAATTAGCGGATAAATTGAGCACATTCGGTGGTAAATCATGTGTTGCTGGAGATTTTGGAGCTTTTGACATGAGTCAGTCGCGTCAAGTTTTGACTGCTATTGCTAGTATTTTTGAAGGATTAGCGAGAAAAGCAGGAATAACCGATGATGAACAACTAAGTCAAATTGACAATATGCTCCGATCTTTAATACATAAAATAATAATTGTCAAAGGCAAAGGAGTTGTTTTATTGGATCAAATATTGCCAAGTGGATGTCCTCCAACCATAACCATTGATTGCTTGTTCAATTTTGTTATCTTCATGTATATCTATGCTATATCCTTCGATACCCAAGAAGCACCAGATCATTTATTTGGTGTTGTATCAAAGGATGAAGTTGAGGTGTTGAAAGCAAGATTATTAAAATTGAATAAATTCTCAGATGAATGGTATAATGTATACCACACAATTATGGTGTCAACAATACCACGACCAAAGGTTTCATTGATGGAGTTTTTTGAGCAGGTAATTTTGGCAGTTTATGGAGATGATCATGTTGTTAATATTGATCCAAAAATTCAACCATGGTTCAACCAGCG